GAAGAATCAATGGCAAGACGAGAGGAAGACCGATTGGAAGAGCTTTATCTACACCAATTGCACCAAGACCATGAGTTTATGGAGGGGGTATATGCCTCAATTGATGACGACAAGGTAAGGCAAGACTTGATTAACAAACATTATTTTGGAGAGTAGATATGAAAATTGTATCGTGGAAGTTAGTAGCCTATGACGAAGATGACAATGAGATTAATGTAGATTGCCATAGGAATCATGTGGCAAATCTTATTGATGACTTTTTAACCGAAGAATATGAGGAGAGTGAAGATGAGTAAAGGAACTAATGAATATGTTGATGAGGAAGACGGCAGACCTTATGAAAAACCTGAACCTGACCCTGATAGGCAGAGAGAGGACGAATTTTATAGACAAGAAGATGAAGTAAAAAAGAAAATAGCAGAACAAATAGAAAAAAATAAAGGGAGGTGGAAAAAATGAATAAGAAACTTAAAGCATGGGATAGCAGTAAGCTAGACCTTGACGCTGACTACGACAGTAAAACCATGCAAGATTGGTTAGCCGTACTGCAAGGCTATGATGTACCTGACGCTGAACCAAACAACAGAGCGTATGCTGAGGCAGTCAGGTATGGACTTAAAGCATTACAAAAAAGGAGAGACAAGTAATGAAATTTGATAGCGATTCATTAGACAAATATTGTCAAGATACATTTGGTCATACTAATTGGGAATTTATTGAAACCAAGCCTGATCATTTAGACGGCTCTGTAGTTGTAAAGTTTAATACAGAACCACTAAAAGAGAATGTGCAAAAAGACCCTAGTTTTCCGTGGTGGGACATGTGGGGTTCAATGACTGTTGATGAGGACTTTGAGGGTATGCACCCTAATAAACTTATTGACTTTCACATCTATCGTGAAGAAGACGACACCAAACATATTATATTTTATGGTTGGGACAAAAAGCACCAACAGACCGATACACAAAATGTGATTGGTCATTATCAACTTGTAAACATGGAGAGTGAAGATGAGTGAAGAAGATCTGTTTTGGTACATACCTGAAGTGTTAGCACCTCAACCAAGAAAGACAAAAGAGAAAGCATGATAATGAAGATAAAAAGGGGTAGCTAGACCATTGGCTACCTTTTTTTAATCGCTCTATGGCTCTTATATGAAGCCAATTTAATAAGTTTAAACAAAGAAAAGGGCAATAAATGAAAAAAACGAAAAAACAATTGATGATTATATAGGGGAGGTAAAGTAATGACTTACAAAGAAAAGTATGAAGAACTGTGTGATTTAATCAAGGGCGATAGTCCTAATTGGACGCACGAAGAAGTTTTAGAAAGACTTGGAGACCAAGTGGACGCATTAATTAAAAAGGAGAACGACCATGAGTAAAGAAAAGATAGATTATATTGAGCAAGACATATACGATTACTTTGGTGCTGACCAAGAGATATACAAAGCCTCCCGTCATGACTTACTCGGAGTGATCGGAGGTATGAGTGGGATACTAGAACTCTTATGGCACAAGGAAGTTACCCCTGAGATAGCATTCAAAGACTTCAAGTCTTGGCTCAAGGAAAGACAAGAACTTGACATGATTGAAATTATCACAGATACTAATGTTCCAATTAAAAAAGAGGAAGAGGCTCATGCCTAAAATAAAACCAGAGAATGTAGAGTATATTCATGTTGAAGAGGTAGTTTTTAGTGTAGTCATGCAAGACGGAAGTGATGTGTTAGTAAGTGAAAAAAGTATTGACCTAGATACTTATTCAAAAGAACAACTGGCTGACGACTTGCTTGACCATATTCAACAAGGGAAACCCGTTGAGATACTAGACTATGACGATGACATCATTACCTTTGAGCCTGACATCGACTTAACGGAGACACAATAATGGAACACCATTTATTTACAGACATTCGCAGATTGCTCATGGATTTTGTGGTCTTGTTAGATAAACACAGTATAGGTAATGAAGAAACTATTGAGGCTAATCGTATTATCGAGGAACTCACAGTTGTTTTAAAAAACAAAGAATTAGTAGACACGATCGAAACTAAGATTGAGCAAGAAGAACATAAACAAATGTCTCAGGATATTGCTGACGAGATTTTATCTCACGGCTGTCCGAATGGCAATTGTGATGTGTAGTAGAGAGGCAGTAAATTTTTTTATAATTAAGGAGAAAGTGAAATGACATTAAGTAAACAGAAACAAACCACATTAGGTGGGGTAGTAGTACTAGCAATAATCGGTGGACTAATTTATAGTGCGTCCGAGCAAAGAGAATCAACGGACTTATCAGCAGTGCTTCCTATCATTCTGCCAGTAGCAGAGACAGAGTTACCTCCTCTTATGGACAAGGTTGTAACTACTGTGTTGAATCAAGATTGGAATGCATTGGAGTCTGATGGTATACCTCTATTAGAGATAGCACCTTTAGATAGCGTTGAACTTCCACCACTAGTATCATAAACGAGACGGGGGGTAATGCCCCCTCTTATTTAGAGGAATCACATGACACCCGAAAAGAAAGTAAAGAATAAAGTATGTGAAATATTAAAGGCACATGACTGCTATTACTTCTATGCCTCCACAGGAGGTTATGGAGCAAGTGGTATCCCCGATATCGTAGCGTGTTACAAGGGAAACTTTATTGGGATTGAGTGTAAAGCTAATGGCAATAGACCTACGGCCTTACAAAACAAACACTTAAATAACATTAAAAAGGCACAAGGATATTCAATGGTCATTGATGAGACAGACATAGACGCATTAGAACTATTCTTAGAAACATTATGAACGACAATGTAAACAAACCGGCACACTATACCAAACATAAGTGGGAGGCAATAGAGATACTAGAAGAGTTTTTTCACAGCGAACCATTACTGTGGCAATGTGGTAAATATCTTTTAAGATGTCTATATAAAAATAACCTAACAGAAGATCTACAGAAAATGATATGGTATGCAAACAAACGAATAGAAAAGGAAAACAATGAAACCCGAAGAAAAAGAAAACGCAGTTAAATTAATTAAAGAATGGCAAGAGAAACGCCCAAATTTTAGTCGGACGAAATTAGCAGAGGCAACGGGAATAGCCTACTCCACCTTACTAGAGTTTGGTAAGCAAGGACTGATAGAGCTACCTGAGAAAAGACCTACAAACAATAAAAGAACTTCTTGGAATGGTGGAGGAGGCATGAAAGGTTGGCTGACGAAATAGACATAGCCAATGATGACATACAGAAAAGGCTAGACGCTAGTCTTAAAACTGTAAACACATCAATTGAAGAGAATGATACTGGCAAATGTATTTGGTGTGGTACTCCCGTTACTGATAGAAGACGATGGTGTACTGCCCACTGCCGAGATGAACATACTAGCACTTACAAACTATAAGGAGATTGACATGAGCGTATGGGAACCAGATGATGACGGAGACTTACATAACATACCAGAGCGAGACATGACTGTGTGGCAATATTTTGCGTACACAATAGCTTTTGGTATAGCTTTGTTTCTAATGTTAGACTTGTTTGCTTGAAACTAATAAGCACAAAAAATAGGAAGTGCCATGTGTGTGGCGATATAGACGCTAAGTTCTTTTTTAAGAAATGGTATTGCTCACACGACATGCACCTACAAGGTGTGTGCAAAAATAATAAAACGAAAGGAACAAAGTGCAAATAGTAACGCTTGACTTTGAAACATTTTACGATACAGGATATGGACTTAATCGTTTAACTACAGAAGAATATATAAATAACCCTCTCTTCCAAGTCATTGGGTTTGCCTATAAGATAGATAATGGTACAACAAAATGGCATTCAGGTACTTATACTGAACTTCAAAAGGTATTAGATACACTTGACTGGGCAAATTCTATGCTCTTATGCCATAACACTTTATTTGATGGAGCAATTCTTTCGTGGGTATTTAATATTACTCCACATATTTATTTAGATACATTAGGAATAGCGAAAGCCAAGCATGGAACTAATGTAGGAGGCTCACTAAAAGCATTAGCCGAGCGCTATCAAATAG